TCGGCACCGACCGTCGAGTCGAGCACGTTGACGAGGTTCACCGGGTAGCCGAGGAACCGGAGGCCGACGCCGTTCGACACTTCCGCGGCCGACACGCCACCGGCCGCCATAGCGAGCCGCTGGATGCTGGACGCGAACACAGCCGGCGAGCAGTACCACGCCGCGTTGTTGCGGGCGTAGAGCGGGAGTCGGCCCGTGACCGCGATGAAGTCATCGAGGTCGAGGGTCGAGGCACCCGTGTTGCCGGAGCCTGCCGTCACGATGCCGGCGTTGTTGGACACGGCCGTCATCGCGGGGATAACTCCGAGGATGCCGCCGTCATCGCCGGCACCTTCGCCGTCACCGAGCCAGCCTGCCATGTCGATCTTCAGGGCGATGGCCCGGGCGAACTCCTCGGTGATGAAGTCCGCGAGGTTGATGATCGAATCCTCCAGAATCTCCGAGGACATCCGGTTGCTGACTGCCAACTTCTTGGCGTTCAGCGTGACGCGGTTCCACGAGGCATCCGTGTCGGTGATCGTGCCGTTCTCCGACACCCAGTTGGCCGCAAGGCCACCGGTCCGGCGCGGGATCACCACGCTGTCGGTGCTCATGCTCACGTTCCGGGCGTACCGGGGGAACGTGCCGTAGTCCTCGACCAGCATGATCATCTGGTTCAGGACTTCCTCGGCGACAAGGGCACCACCGAGGGTCGATGAGCCCTCCGACTGAGCACGGCTCTCGACGCCGTGGTCGCGGCACCACTGGCGGGCTTCGGCATCGCCGAACAGGTAGCCACGGTACCACATGCCCGCACGGTAGGCACGCTCCTCGGCGTTCGGTCCCTTGAAGGAGCGAAGGCGAGTCGTGCCGGGGAACGGGAGGGCGAACGGCTTCATGGTCTTCTCCTTCACGGGCTCGGCCGCAACCGGAGCCGGGGTGCATCGCTCAGCGACGGCCCGAGCCGCAGCCACCTTGGCTGCAACCTTCTCGGCCCGTTCGATCTTGTTGCGGAGGTCATCGGCCCGCTCGGCCAGCGACTCCAGTTCCTTCGCCTTGGCTTCGGCCTCGGCGGGGTCGGCGGGGGCTGCGGCCTCGTCGGCCATGTCCGACTCCAGCACGCCCATCTCAATGAGAACGGCGTTGAGTTCGTCCAGCAGGGTCTTCACCTGAGCGGGGGTCGCAGCCACGGTTTCACTCCTTAGTTATTTGGTGGTTCTGATCGGCTTGCCCGCTGACTTTACGCGTAGCGAGAACAACGTGCAAATAGAGTGGTTGTATCAGACAACTTTCTTCGTCCGCCATAACTGCTCCCGCGGGATCAGCGTGCGGGTTGTCTTGCCGCAGACGGGGCACCGCAGGTATCGAACCTGTGAGTCTCCGGCCTGCTTGCTAGTGCGGGTGGCGAACCGCCCTCCGCACTCGCATGAGTCACCTGCCTTAGTACCCACGGTTCTTCAGGAACTCCCGGTTCCGCTCCACGATGGCCCGCCGCTCGGCCAGAGCCCGCGACCGGGCAATCTGCTCCGCAGCCTTCTCCGCCGTGGACTTCTCCATCCACTGTTCGTATGACCGCTTGGCTACCTCGACGTGGGTATCTGGGTACGCCGGGAAAGTGACCGGACCCACGTCGATCAACGCCTTCACGCGGTTGATCGTCCGAATCGTCCGGCCTTCCTCCATCGACCACGTTTGGTCTTGCTCGTCCACCATGAAGGAGAACGACGAGCCGCGGATGTCGCCTCGCTGGATCAGTTCCACGATGTCTCGGCGGGTTTCGGGCGGCAGGATTTCGTACCGCAGGCCACGCTCGTCCACCTTCATGCGGAGCGTCGTGGGGAACCGGCCGAGCACATGGTTCGGATCATGGTTGAACAGGGCTCGGGTTTCCAGCGGTGACTTCCGCCCCCGCCGCTCTGCGACGAGGCCGAAGGCACCCGGGTCAATCCGTTCGATGAAGTCGCCGAGGTCGAGGCTATTCACGCCGAACCGGGCAGCGTAGCCGACGATCCACTCCCGCTGGACCTGCCGCTTCTCGCCGTTGACTTCGATCTCCTCGGAACGGCTCTCCACCGTGAGGACGGGTGCGTCCTCATCCGAGTCGTTCCACAGCATCCGGCTTTCGATTGCGCTCATTTGCGGCTCCTTCCTGCTTTCATCACTGTCCGCGGCATCCATCTGCCTGACAAGTTTATTGGCCCACGCCCGCCCGGGGTCGCCGCCCCAGAGTGCCCATGCAATCCGGCCGGCGGACGGGAAGCCGGCCTCTCCGGGGCTCCAGCCTTGCCCCTGCTTGTCCACTTCGTGCCGCTCAAAGTAGGCCCGCATCCGCTTGGCCGTCTCCGGCGAGATGTTCGTTCCGTTGCTCAGGTCGCGTGCCCTCGCAACTCCGATTGCCGTGCCGCCCCGGCCGTGCTCTTTCCGCCATGCCAGTCCCTTCTCAGCCTCCGAGCGGACTCCGGCTGGCGGCGTGAAGTCGATGTGGTCGTACTTACCCACGCTTCTTCCTCCGGGAGCGGCCCGCCGGAGCCTTCGCCTTCGCGGCCGCATTGAGCAGTACCGGCTCCTGCCCGACGAACTCGCCGTCGGCCCACACGCTCACCAGCATCACTGGCTCTTCCGGGGATGCCTCAATCTCCAAGTCGCCTAGGTTCAGTTCGCCCTCATACATGACGTGATCGACTTTCCCGACCTTTCCGTCGCCCCACGTCACCCAGTCGCCCTCGGCGATGCCGTGATGCGCCGACCGCACCTTGGGCGGCGAGGCCGGCAGGGCCGGCTGCTGGGCCGGAGCGGGCAGGCTGGGGTCAGAGCCGGCCGGAGGGGCGGCGGGCTGCTGAGATGGCAGCACAGGGCCATCTGGGCCGAGCGGTGCCATGTTCATTGGGATGTAGCGAATGTCGCCGCCCGGGACCGGATTCATGTTTTCCAGTGCCCGGATTTCGTTGATGCACAGGACGCCCATGTTGAACATGGACTGGTAGTACGCCGACCGGCCGGCGGCATCGCCGCGGAGGAGCCCGCGAACGTCGAACTCAATGAACAGGGCTGGGTCCGACAGGAGAACCCGGGACATCACCGACTCAAATCGCCGCAGCCACGGCATGAGCGTGTGCGTCACGAAATCCATCCCTTGATGCTCAATGTTGCTGAACGTCGAGCGGGACAGGTCCATAATCATGTGGGGCGGGACGCGGTAGAACCGGCAAATTTCCTCGCATTGGTACCTTCTTGACTCCAAAAATTGCGAATCAGCGTTTGACCCGCCCAGTTCCTCCGCCTTCAGCCCGCCGGTGAGGATGGCCGTTTTGTGTGCGTTCCACGGGCCGCGATGGGCTTTTTCCCAGAACTCCTTGATTAGCCGAGCCGTCTCCTCGGTTACGGACTGGTCCGTTTGCAGCACGACGCCCGGACGGGCACCGCCACCGAAGAACCTCGCTCCGTGGATTTCGCACGCCCGGGCGAGGGCGATGGCTTCCCGTGCAAGGTCAATCGGCACCATTCCTGTAACGGAGTCGTTCGACATCCACCGGAAGTGCATGATCTCTTCCTGCGTGTACGTCGTAACGTCAGTCTCCTTCTTCGCCCCGACCGACCCCGACGCCGACGGCTCCGTGTAGGTGTACCGGAGCGATCCATCGGCGATGCGTTCTACCTTCATCCGGCTCGGGTGGAGCGGGGTCAGCCCAATCACTACGTCGGCCCGGGAGTCCCGGACGATCTCGCAATATGCGTTTCCGTAAAGCCCCAGATGAGTCATCAGCGTCTCTCGCCACTCAAAACTGGTCTGCCAGTCGTTCGGCGAGTCGTGGATCACGCGGTACGACGGGTGGGACGCCTCGACCACCTTCCCGCCCTCCGGGAGACGGCGGTAAATGTGTACGGGCAGGGCCGCCAGCGACTCGGACAGGACGCGGATGCAGGCCAGCACGGCCATGCACTGCGTTGCGTTCTCGGTGTCAACCTTCACGCCGGACGGCGAACGAGACGAGGACGGGGCGTCATCGTCAAATCCGAACGAGCGGACTTCCGGCAGGATAATCAGACCGGCACGATTTTCTGCTTCGCTCATAACACAATCACCCCGGGGGCGGCCTTTTGCTGCACGATTGTCGCCTTACTCTGGACTCCGAGGGCCATGACGAGGCTGACGATTCCGTCGATCCTCTCGGCTGAGTTTGGCTTCGGCTTCGTTGGCTTTATGTCACCGTTTGAGTTGGTCGAGACGGATACGTTGCCCGCCATCCACGACAGGACGGGGTTCCCGGAATGGCGTATCTTCCGGGAGATTACGAGATTCTCCAGCAGTTTGCTCGGGCCGCTCATGGCGGCGAACGATTGGGCATAGCCTACCAGTTCTATCCCGTCGCCGGCCAACTGAGTCGCCAGTTGGGTGGCCCCCCACCTGTCGAGCCCGATGCACCGGACGTTGTACCGGGAGGCAAACTCATTGATGTCCCGGCGAACAACGTCGAAGTCGCAGACGTTTCCGGGGGTCATAGTCAGCCCTGTCGCGGGGTTCGACGCCCATACCTCGTACGGCACCTTGTCTCGGCGGCTCCGCCGCTCGGCGTTCTCCTGCGGAATCCAGAACCGGCAGAGCACGTCGTAGGTGCCGTCCTCGTCCGGGAACACCGCCACGAATGCCGTCGTGTCCGTAGTTGCTGCCAAGTCCAGCCCGCAGTAGCACTCCCTCCCGTCCAAGAGGTTCCGGGGAGCGACGGCACAAGCCTGCCAGTCCTCAATTTTCAGCCATCGCATTTCCTGTTGAGTCCACTGATTCAGCCGGTAGCGGCGGAACGAGTTCTCCTTCGTGTTCGACAGTTCAGCCTCCTTGAATTCCTGAGCGAAGTCCTCCGGGTTGATCGTTATGCCCCACGAAGCGTTCGCCTTGGCCCAGACCGCCGGGCTCGTCCAGTCATCGTCCTCCTCGGCTTCGTTGAGGAAGTAGTAGAACGTCGGGTCAATCGTCCAGTCGGCACGGACCTTCTTGGCGTAGGAATACTGCTCGTAGCAGATAGAGTTCCTGTCGAATCCCGCCGTAGTGATCGTGAGTAGGAGCGGCTGCGACCGGGACGCGCCGCCGTACCGGAGTGAATCCCAGAGCCGGCGGTCCCGCTGGGCGTGCAACTCGTCAAATAGCAGCCCGTGGATATTCAAGCCCTCGGCCCGGAACGCATCGCCGGCCAGCACCTTGTAGAACGACGAGCGGGCCACGTTTGCGATTGTCTTCCGACTGTCAATGATCTCCAGCCGGCGGGCAAGGAGCGGCGAGGCCCGGACCATGCTTGCTGCCTCGCGGAACACGATGGACGCGACGTTGCCGTCCACGCCGCAGCCGTAGACCTCTGCCCCAGCCTCTTGGTCGGCCACCAGAAGATAGAGCCCAATCCCAGCCAGAAGCGTCGATTTACCGTTCTTTTTCGGAGTCGTGATGTAGCCGACGCGGTACCTTCGCAGGTTGTCCTCGACGCGGAGCCAGCCGAACAACTCCTCAATGACCTCTACCCGCTGCCAGTCGAGCAGTTTGAAGTTCTGTCCGGCCCACCGGCCCTTGGAGTGGACGAGGTGCTTCTCTATGAACTCCACCGCGTGATCGGCGTGTTGCTGCGAGAAGTAGTAGCCTATGCCTTCCTCACGCGCCTCGGCGAGCGATAAACGTCTCAAGCGGGTCATCGGCTGCACTCGGGTGGATGTTCACTTGGCTACGGCTGCTCGGCGTCAGCCCGTATTGCTGCTCCATGCGGAGGAGGGACGCGGAGTACCGGTCCATCCGGCTCGCGTATGGACTGACCTGCATATACGGCGGGTCGCCCTCCTTCTTCGGCCGCATAATCATCACGTCGCCGTGCCTTTGTACCATCGCCTTCGCGTGAACCCAGAGCGCGTACTCCTCACAGTACCGCTCCCACGTCATGCGGTCGGCGTCGGTAAAGACGCCCATTTGTACCAGTTTTGGTACGGTGTCCATCCACTTGTCCCTCGCCAGCCCGTCGAGCCCAGCGGGAGGGTCTAGGGTGGTGAGCGGCGGCTTCGGCTCCTTCTCGTTGAAGCCTTCCTTGCTCGGGTCGCCCCGGACGTACCTAACTACCGAAGGCTGCTTTGCCGGACCCCGGAGCCCCATCAGTCACCCCCTCTCCTAGCCTCGCGGATGGCTTCCCGCTTGTCCACGAAGAAGTCCCCTTTGCACGAAGGGCAGACCACCCGCGAGTAACTCTCTTGGTTCTCGTCGCTCTTCTCTCCGAAGTTCTGCTCCATTCGGGTCTGTGCCTCTTCGATCTCCTCTTGCTTCGGGGTCACAAAGTCCGTCACGCCTGCCGTGTCCCGGAGCAGGGCAGCCACGTCGAGCATCGGGAAGAACGAGGTCATGTCGCCCAACTCCCGCAGTTCGGCTACTAGGTCATTCATGTTCCATTCGGCGAACTCAGCCGTTTTGTTGTCTGCAATCCGGTACTCCCGGGCCTTCTCCTCCGGGATGTCGATCACGACAACCGGGACGTGTTTCAGGCCGAGCACCTCGGCCGCACGGTGGCGGGTGTGGCCTGCGATGATGACGTACTCGGTGTCCGTCACAATCGGAGCGTTGAATCCGAACTCCGAGATAGACTTGGCGACGGCACCGACTGCCACGTCGTTATCCCGCGGGTTTCCGGGGTACGGCTTCAGCCGGTCGGTCTGGATCATCTGTACGTTCACCGGAGGCTCCTTACGTCAATCGTGAACTCATGCGAGCAGTGAGGGCAGGAAAGCCCGATGTCGGCCGGACGGTCTTCAGGCGGCGGCGGGAGCGTCTTGCCCGCAGTCGAGGCGAGGACGGCCGTATCTGCATCTTCTCGGGACAGGAGCCCCGCCAGTTCGCCCTCCCGGAAGAACACGCCCATGTCGTCCAGCGTCTCTAGGGTGAGCAGTTCCTTCGCCAGTGCGTCGTAGTCCCACTTGGCGATGGCCCCGGTGGCGTTGTCGGCGATCCGGTACGCCTTCGCCTTCTCGGCCGGCAGGTCAGCCACCACGACTGGCACTTCCTCCAGCCCTAGAAGCCGAGCCGCCCGGACCCGCGTGTGGCCGGCGATGATGACGTACTCCCGGTCAACCACGACCGGCGTGTTGAATCCGTATCGTTTGATGGACTCGGCGACGGCGGCGACGGCCCGGTCGCTGCGGCGAGGGTTTCGCCAGTAAGGCTTCACCCTGTCAAGTGGCACTGTCTCTGTCTGCATGAGATTTCCTTATCTCTATCTGCTTGCGTGTCTCCCACGCTCGCCGGTACTCCACGTCCTCAAACAGTTTACTGAATCCGGTGACGTGCTTGAGCCGGATCAGTTCGTCTGCCTCAAGGCCCAACTCGGCACAGATTGCCTCATCGGACCACCCGTTCTCCAGCATGGAGAATACCATGTTCGCCATCCCGCCTACCGAGTGCTTGCCCCGGGCTCGGTTGTGCCGGACCGTCGATGCCATCCGGTCATTGATCGACTTGTCGATCACGACCACGGGGAGGAGCCCGCCGTTTCGCTCGCGGATGTCTTCGTTCAGCCGCATCGTCGTGTAGCGGTGGAAGCCGTCCACGATGACGTACATATCTTCTTTCTCGTCGTACACTGTCACGACAGGCTGCGTGTAACCGTCGTGCAGGATGCTGACGTAGAGGAGCCGCATCTCATTCTTGGCGACTGAGTTGGGGTTGTAGTCGTTCGCCTTCACCTTCTCAATCGGGACAAGGCGGACGAAATCAACTGGCTGCGAGGCCAGCGGCGACAGGTCGCGGTGGATGAACTCGCGGATGGCGTTGAGGTACGCGGCCTTGTTCTCGGCCGCCTCGTACTCAGCCTTCAGTGCTTCTCTGGCGTTCACGCTCTTCCCTCTTTTTCTTCTGGTATGCCCGCTTGTAGTTCAGGTTTTGCGGTGCCGTCTCAAAGTTCTTGAGTTTGATGTGCTCCCAGTCGTTCGTCAGGATCGACGCGATGTGGAGCCGGCAGACGGCCTCGTCTCCCATGCCTGCGTACATATCGTCGTGCTTGGCGAACCGCTTCTTGAATCCGGCTTTCCACGCCTCGTCCGCGATCAGTTTCTCTAGCAGGAAGTCCCTGTATTCCTTCCAGTCGCGGAACATATAGGGCAGGGCACCGCCGAAGTAGTCGGACGGCCCGAGTTTGCCAGCCATGTCGATCCCAGCGATCCGCTGCGTGAGTTTCTGGTACGTCTCGCCCTCAATCTCCTGAAGGTAAAACAGGGAGTGGACGGCCGTTTCGTGGTGTACGTTGCTGACCCGCATCTTCATCACCGGCACGCCGTACTGATACATGGCGTCGTATAGCCGGTTGTACCCCCAGCCGTTTTCGTGGATCGCCTTCCATACGTCCCGATACGACCAGTCGTAAATCGGGTACATGGTGTAATGCTGGCGGCGGGAGGACAGGATGTTCCCCCAAGTCTCTCCTTTGTACGCCTCGCTGTACGTCAGGCCCATCGCTCGGCCGGGGCTCTCTTCCGCCCGGACGCCGGCCAGATAGCACGTCGGCGTGTCGGGGTACTCTTTGGCGATAATCGCTGGGAATAGTTTGCTGAATCGGTCCGTGCCGTAGACGTTCTCCGTGATCGCATACGGCACCCGGGGACGCATCCACCGCTCCTCATCGGCCGCGTTCCAGCACATGAGCCAGTGCTCTTGCGTGCTGGTGGCGTTGAACAGTTTGATCGGCATCTGATACCACTTCGGCTCGACGCCCGGAGTCTCCATGACCTCCGTAACGTAGTCGATGGTTGCCTGCCACTCCGCCTCTTGGTCGAGGAAGAGGACGCGGACCGGGAGCCGGCCCTTCTCCTTCGCCACCTGCATTGCGAGGTTGAATACGACCGTGCTGTCCTTCCCGCCGGAGAACCCGACGATCACGTTCGGGAACTCGTCGTATAGCCAGCGGATGCGGTCCAGTGCTGCGTCGAGCACGTTCTTGGACAGGTGGATTTTCACTTCTGCTCCCATCTGGCGGCCACTCCGCCGAT